ATATTCTTGGATTGATATTTTTTCCTCAGCTGATTCTTTTGCTTTCATAAATCCGTGAGGTGTTACCATTATCTTTCCATCTGCGAAACCAATACCATTTACGTGATTCTTCATAATAGAAATCTTAGTTCTACTTGCGAAGTTAACATCACGTTTGTTTCTTGTGATTTTGATTTTTGTGGTTCCTGCTCCTTTTTGATTTCCGAATAAGAAAACCAAAGTAGAGTTTAACCAAATTGCTTCCCCACCTTTTGCCTTAATTTTTGGTTGTCCAAAAGGATTGTCAGGTAATTCTACCCAAGGTTGGTTAACAATAATTAAAGTATTTGTGTAAGGTTTGTCCGTTCTTCTTGAACCTGAAATACGTTGGTTGATACCCATTCCAATTTTATCTGATAATACAGATGCGTTGTGTTGTTTACCACCTTTTCCTTCAAATGTCATTTTACAAGGAACCGAACCTACAGAATCCCATAAGAATAGGATGTCGTGAGGTATTTCACCTTTTTCTTGAGCATCTAACACTTCATTGATAAATGCTGTAATTTGTTCGATATATTCGAAATCACTATTAAATAAATAGAAATCCCCTTCTTTATCAAAACCCATTAATTGTGCGTGGTCCCAACTCCATTTCTGTTCAGTAATGATGAATACAGGAAGTACACCTTTTCTTTGAGCATCTACAGCGGCTTTAACAAGAGCGGTAGTTTTACCGGTATCACTATGACCTAAGTACATATTGATATGTCCAATTGCGGGTCCTGGAATACCCGTTGCATCTAAAAATGCATCACCTAAATCAAAAAATCGGTCTGGTTTGTATTCCGCCTCTTTTGAGAATTTCTTTTTAATTGAACTGAAATCGTTCTTTTTGATTGCCATTGATTGTTTTTTTAAGAGTGAATTTTAGACAACATAGACACGATGTCTATGTTCGTGTCTATGTAAATCTGAGTAAAAATATTTGATTAGAACGGTAAGTCCTCATCAGCATCGTCATTAACTTGTGGGTCAATAACTGGTGTAGATGGTTTAGATACCCCGATAGTTTCATCTGAAGATGAGTTAGAAACCCATTTTTTAGAATCGTTATCCCAACGTGGAACTTCACCTTTTGCAATCATTTCTAAGTAGTCTTCACCTTTCTTAGAATAAACGTCAGACCAAGTTAACTCATCATCAATCCAAGTTTTAGCAATGTCTTGATTTTCGTGTAATGGGGTCATATCATCAGGGATTACAGAATTAATAGATGTGTACTCTTTACCTGTTCCTGATTTTGTTAATGTTAACGAAAGAATCATATCACGACCTTTTTCAATGTCAGTAACGTCTCCTTTGTTTTTAAAGATAGGGAAGATTTTATCTAAAACACCTTCACCTTTAGCGTTGTGTTTAAATCTCCAAAATTTAACCCCGTCTTGTTCGTGGTCACGGTCAATTACTTTCACAATGTAGAACTTACGAGAACGATATTGACGAGCTAATTCTTTGTCAGATTCAACCCCAGTCATCATTAATCCTTCGTAAACTTCATTTAATGGTGAACGTTTACCTTCTTGTTTTGGATCGTATAATTTAATCCATTTACCATCTACCTGTATTTCGTGGAAATAAACCTCTTTAAAGGGTGAACTTCCGTCTGTGGTAGGTAGAATACGAATTCTTCTATCTTCACCTTTAGACCCGTTTGGAAGGACTGTAGTGAAGTACCTTTTCATTCTATCCTCTTGGGATACTTTGTTTGCGTTGCCACTTGTGGCGTTTTTGTTTTTTTCGTACTGCGCCAGTACTGAATCAAATGTAGACATAGTTATTAATTTAAGTTATAAAACTGTTATAGATAAAATATAGATAAAAAAAACCGAATTAAGAAATCCGGTTCAATATTTTTTTTAAAAAAACTTTTTTAATTTGTTATTCCAATGTTAACAAGTAACTTAACTTATTAAGTTCCCCTAACATTTCGTCACGGATGTTTAATAAATCAGTATCTGTTGGGTCTAATTGTTCTGACATTTGTATGAAAGACTCTCTAACGGTATTAACTAACCCCTTCATATCTAAATCCGAAAGGTTATTTAACTGTAACGTCTTAGATTCCTCATCTAACACAAATCTACCATATTTTCCCATTGCCGATTCAACAAATGTATCAATTAAATCTTCTAATGAATCGTAGAATCCACCGAATGCATTATGTCTAGCAAAACCTTTAGTTTGCCAATGGTTTATTTTCATTTGCATTTGCAAACTTAATAAAAAATTTATGTTAGAACTTAAATTCATCTTCGTTTTCTCCTGGATTAAAAGTTTTACTTATTGTGTCGGGTGAATAACTCTCAACATCTTGTTTCGTTAAAACGTACTCATTTTTACCAGTTGCTTTCATTTCACCTTGTTTCTGTGAAAAGAAATCATTTGGTCTTTGATTAAAAGGATATGAATCCAAAGAACGCATTTCAAGTTTTTCTTGAGGTGTTTCTGGTTTCATTTGTTCAACTTTAGAACCTAACTCATCGATTTTAGCCATAACAGAATCCATCTGAGCTAATTTTTGTTCTAAGTCAGTTAATTTACTGAACACGTCGTCCATTTTTGTTAACACAACTCCATTGTTGGACTTGTTATCATCAATATCGTTTTTAATACTTTTAGTCATATTAACTAAATCAGTAATATCAATTTCTTCCGTATCATCCATCGCAGGTTCTGCGGTTGGTTCAATTGGTGCTTCTACATCGGTTGGTACCTCCGTCGCCGCAGGGTCCATTGCCCCATCTAATGGAACGTCACCTTCAGGTGCTGGTTCAACGGGAACTTCTTGTTCCATTATCATTTTAGACCCGTACTTGTTAATCGCTTTATAACGATTTACCTCTTCTTGTAATTTTTTCTCTAACATAGTTTTAGTCTTGTAATAATTGTCTACCATCATTGGTAATGTATTTTTTATTAATTCTCTCAACGATTCCGTCTTTTTCTCTGATTGTATAACATTCTCCTGTTAACATATCACATTCTTCTCTCTCCATACCATCGTTAGATACTTTCTTAACTTGTTTTGGATTTAAGAACTGGTCAATACTATTGTTCATTTTATTATATTCCATAATTTTTTTAGTTATATCAATAAATATCTATTAATTCCTAATATTCTTAATTAATTGTAAAATAGATAACATCTCCCTCGTGAACCCCTAATGTGTTCATTAGTAATTCGGACATACCAACACCGTAACCATTTACATCGGGACCAACATTAACTGGTCCTTGTGCTTTGAATGGTGAGTTAGGTGTTGACCTATCTAATGAATATGACGGACTAACAATTTTTTCCTTTTTATTAACCGGATTGAAAAAGTGTGTGGTACCGGTTCCAATTTTATTAGGTGAAACACTTCCAATATCAAACCTTGCGGAATAGAAGTGTTGTGTTTTTGAGTATTTACTAAGTTCTCCCCAAGTTAAACCACCTTTACCATTTTCATCCTGTACCGTTTGATTACTAAATCTACTTACGATATTCATATGGGTTGTGTCGTCAATTTTATATACGGCGGAATCCATTCTAGCAACAACCGCCCTAAACCAATCCTTATTGTTGTAGTTTACTTTTTGTATATATTTCTCACCTTTAAATCCATTATATGGTACACCGAATGGTGTGACTCCACTTTGTTTTAATATGGTCTCACCTTCAATTATTTTTTTACCAGTGTCTACAGTAAAATTACCCTTTCCTGGGATTTCCAATGTTTTTTCAGTTGTTGGTGAACTTGAATCGGCTGGTTTGGTATTGATTTTCGCTTTATTTACTAAACCATCGAAAAGTGATTTATAACTATGAACAAACGTATCTTCGGGGTCTGGTAAACTAGCTTGAGGTATTCTACTTCCCTTAAATGTTGTTGATATTGAATTATTTTTAATGTTGTGACTAACTTCCGTAATCCAATATGACCCTCTAAATAATGGTATATTTTTTAGATAGAAGAACATCGTTGGTTGTATCATAACGTTACCCATACAGGTAACTTCACAACTATAAGACGCTTGTCTATAATATTCAAACAAACCAACATCTACACTAGTTGAACCAGCTCCCGATTCCGCTCTACCTAAATTTTCCAACACCATAAAAGATTCTGAGGTATTTTTAATTGTTGATTGGTCTAAAGTTACTCCCTTGAATATACTTTGATTTTGATCACCAAAACTAACCTCGAAAGCAACTACTTTATTTGATTTGGATAGGTTTTCTGTGTTGAATATTTGTGGGAAAGTAATAATCAATGGATTGTTATTAACATTAGAAATGTTAAAACTATCATCATTAAATTTATACTTCTTGTTCATATCCGATGGATGTCTAGATGTTGGACCAGTAAATTGAATTATGGTTTTAGGTGAAGATTCCTGATAATCAACTTCCAAAAATGTTCCAAACAAATTACCAGCAACTTTATCTGATGGGGTAATCTTACTTGATGTTCTTAAATTGTTACCATAAAAATTAACGTAAGCAGGTAAACTTCTCATATCGAATCCAGTTCCTTGGATTAACATAGAAATTGCACTATATAAACTCGCCTTACTATTTTTAGGGTCGGCAATTGAAATAAACTTATCTAAATTGATATAAACCTTATCTCCAATATCTTTATTCGCCTTATCTAAAAATAAAAACTCTTCCATAAGTAACCTCTGACCAATTGAATTACCTGATGACCATTTATCATTGAATGATTTAAAGAAATTATATAATTCTATTTTCAGAGTCTTATCATTATATCCGTCAATAAAATTTATTGTTGACGAATCTTTTTTATTCTCTAATGAACCAAATTTACCAATTAATAAACTAAGGAATAGTTGATATCTTGAGTTAGCTCCTGGTGTTGATGAGGTATTTGGAATTAATCCTCCACCCACAGAAACAGTTGGTAAACTAATTAATATGGAATTAGTAATATATTCCTTAAAGGTCGTACTAACATCGATACCTCCGTTTTGTCTATAACCTGCATAAATTAATATTAAAGGTCTAAATCTAAGTACATTTTCTTCAGATAACTCAACATTATTTACTTTAAAAAAGTTTAAATAATACCCATCCATATCTTCCCCAAGATATAAATCAATAAATTTAGTATTGGCTGATTGTGTTGCAAGGTTAAACCCATCGTACCTCAATGAGTTACCGGAAATTCCAACAAATCCTTCGATGATATAAGGGTCTAACTCTTTTGGGTTACCTAATTTAAATTCAATAAGATTTGAATAATCTAAAATTTCTTTAGTTATTTTTACTTTATTTTCAATTTGTCTATTTTTTAACAAAGCAACTAACTCTTCAAAAGTTTTACCATCATCTGAAGTTTCTTTATTAACAGTTATTAATCCCTTTAATAGATCTTGGAAATTATCGTACTTTACATTTTGAAATCTCTTATATGGTATTTCTTCATTTAATTTTTCTGTTGCAAATTGTAAGAAGATATCTTCAAACTCTTCCAAAATAGAAGGACTAAAAGTTGCAATTAAATCAAAAACTTTTTTTCTGTCTCCATCTAATGAATATTCATCATTAAGATTAATATCGTATTCGTTATGTGTAAAGAATGTCTTACCACTGTAGTCCTCATTTATATACTTGTCAGCCCAAATGGTTCTATAATAAATCTGATTTCCTCTATTAAATGTATCGACATTCACTTCGTTTTCACCAGTGACAGTCTCTCTTTTGTTTATGTTTTTATTGTCACCATCACAAGGTAAAAGGGTGTATCTTAAATCTTTTGAATCAAATTTTGAATTATCAACAAATGAAGTCCAATATTTTAAACCATTTTCCTTTAGTGTCCCTCTAGTTTTAATTGATTGGTTTAAAACGTTACCAAAATATCCCGAACCCCCAGATAGTACATTATAATGAGCATACCCATTAACTACTTGATGGAAGATTCCATCATAATATGGATGTATCCCAACATCAATTGACCCACTATATGTTGCACCTGTGGGTGTAAGTATCAATGTCGGAGCGAATTCATTAGGGTACATTGAAAATGTTGTTCCCGTATTCCCTCCGTTAAAGAATAAATTAGAATTGATGTTTGTGGTTTTACCACTTAAATCTAAAAACCCATCTAAAATGTCAACATTATCAATTACTTTTCTTTTATATCTATGATATATTGAACCCCATTTTACAATTAAATGGTAGGGTATAAAATGTGTGGACGATATTTCCCTAAACAATGAAGACACTCTTATCGGTTCAAAATAAGTGTTTTCGTTTGTTATTTCTTTACTATCTGTTTTTGTGAATTTTATTTTATCGGTTAATTCAACAAATGGTAAAGAGTTTAATAACAAATATGCGGAACCTACGTACTTCGAATTTGGATTAGACTTCGTAAATTCACTAAATAATTGTTTATGAAAATATGGTGTATTCAAAATATTTTCATTCGTGTTTAAAATATTTTGATTGTCACTATTGACTGATATGTCTTGAGTAAAAAGGTTATTATTGTTTGTATTTTCACTATATGGAGATTTAACCCAAGAAAATGGTGAAATAGTGGAAGTGATAAAACCTTTATCCGGTCTAACATTTAATAAACCTTTAAACTTAAAATCATTATCTGAAAATTTTTCATTTAAATATGTGGTATACGTTGTTGAATTAAACGGATAGATGTTTTTTCTATATGACTCTGGCGTGTAGTTTAATAATTCATTATTAAATTTACCATATAAGTCATCATTTTTTGGTATACTTGTACTTACAATATTATCGTATTGGGTCACACTAAAGGGTCTATCCAATAAATCTTTTATATAACTCTGAGTTGGTATACTATCTTTATAATATTGAGCACGTTCAAATGGTGATAATTTTTTTAATTTATCATCTAATTCGGTTGCCGACTTAACAGAAGTTTTTAATGTATCAATTAAATCTGATTCTTCACTTATAACTTCTTTAATTGTTTCGAATTCAATATTAACCAATTCTCTAATTGCGGAGTTACTAAATGAATCAACTAATGTTAACATTTTTACCCTCTCTTGTAATTCATACAAAAAAGAAATTATAGTTCTATCACTATAAGGTATACTATCGGTTATTTCAAATAATGAACTTACTTGATTTATTTTTGACTTATCTAAATCTTTTTCAAAAATGTAATTAAGATTATCCTGACCACCTTCATATTCAGAATTAGAACCTGTACCACCTATAGATCGAGCAATATATTCTTCCACGAAAGCAACTTCGGGCCATAATATTGGGTCCCCTGATTGTAACTTACCTCTAAGTTCTGGTTCACCAGGATATGCAACAACTTGTTTTTTGTCGGTTGGTATTGTTTTCTTTATTTCAGGCCAAGGGAATATCGTATCACCCTTACTCTCATTGTCGAAATTCTTGATTTTTTCTTTTCTTTCATTGGCAACATTGAAAGCATCAGTGTGTACTTCCTGCATTAACCTCACGTATACTTCAGCGTTTGCTAACAATACCGCAAATAAATTCCTAACCGTGGGTTCAAACCCAATACCGAAAGTTGGGTCTTTAACGATAGTGTTCATCGCCCTTTCAACCTCTTTCTCTACTTTTAATTTTTGTTCAAAAAAAGTTGCCCTAACATCTGACAAATCACCTTTTAACTTGTCAACCGCAATAACAATTTCTTTGGTTTCATTATTTTCATAATAATTCCCAACATTACTTAATGTTTTAGAAAGAAATGAAACATTAACTTTTAATTTCTTTTCATTTTTTTTCTGTAAATCGTTATTAAACAATGAACTCTTTTTTAATTCATTGGTGTGAATTGTAATTATACCCTCTAAAGAATTTGGATCTTCCTTACCTATGATGTACTTTTTATCCGACTTATTTATTCCGTTTAATTTATAATAATTAACAAAAACCTCACCGCCATTTTCATCCTTACCAATTAATTTAGGTTTTAAAGTTGTCTTATCAATATGACTATTAACCCAACTATTAACTGCGTTTTCAAATTTTGTTAGATTATTTTCATAATCCTGTAGACCGGCTAAAACCCTCATATCAACTACTTCGTTGAATATTCTTTGTTCTAGTATCTTGTCTAAACTTTTGGCAATTTCCGCAACCTCACTAATGGTTCTTATTGGGAAATCTTGTGGTATTAGTTTTTTTCGCTTCATTTCAGCGTAAACGGAACTTAATATTGCATACCCTTTAGATGACTTTTCTACTTTTTGAGTTAATTTACCCGTACTTTCATTAAATTCAGCCTTTTTTGTAGATTCCTTAAGAAACATATATGGAGCGGCAATCATACCTCTTAAAGGTATGTCGTTCATAAACGCAAACGAAGAACCCACGAATGAAGTGGAAATTTCAAAATTACCGTTCGATTCGTTATATCTTGAATTGAATTTTATTAAATGTAATCTATATCTAATCGCCTTACCGTAAAATCCTTTAACTGTTAGATAAAATATCGGCCAAGGGAGATGAAAGAAAGCGTGATAAGGTGAATTTTCTGGTGATTCAAAAAGAGTTTTACCCCTAACGTCAATAAAATTAATATTAACTTGAGGAATGAAATTGGCTCCTTTTACTAAGATACTAATGTTATCTATACCAAAAGATTCTCCCGACGAGTCATAGAATTGATTGGAGTTTAATACTCGTTCATTATTTTCACCTTTTGATGTTTTTGGTACAAATGTTTCTGACCATCCACTTGTGAAATCTCCGTCACCTGTGGAACTACTTAAAAAATTAAGTGTCCCTTTTGCCACACTTTTTAATGTGTTAACATTACCATCGGAAACCAACGTAGATCTCGGAACTATATCCGCCTCGAGATTAACAAACATCACTAAATTTTCCTGTTTTATTCCTCTTGGTTCAATGTCACCATTAACCACAACACTATTAGGGTCGATATACATCAGATTGTTCTGATCGACCTTAACTAATATTTTTTCACTATCCGATAAATTATTGTTCCCCATAATATAAGTTGTATAATTCTACACCTCTTTTATAATCTTGTAAAGAGGTAACTAAAGGAAAGGGAATTCTAATGATAAAATTATCAGGTATATCAAACTCATTAGTACCTGCTAATGCGTTAGCGTTCATAATCAACCATCCAAAAATAGGTGACCCATAAAACTCTTGAGATAGTTTATCAAGTCTATCTTTTCCGTTTTTATATTGATGATACTTGTCAGTTCCTTTAATTGGGATTTCGATTCCAGGTACTATCCTGAAGTTACCGTCTTCAATAAAAGGTTCGTAACGATTATAATAACTTCTACTCATTTGTTAGGTTTTTTTGGGTAATCTATAATAATTTAATTTACCATCTCTAATTGGTGCGTTTGAGGTATTAAGACTTGTTAATTGTGTTTTAACATCATTGTCGGTTATATCCTCAGTTAAAGATATTGGAAATGTTATTTTATTTTCTGTTTTTCTTTCTTTAAATTTCTTAAATTTAAATTCAACATCTTTAGGTGCTTCGATAAATTTATTTAATTTTTTGGTTAATTTTTCAATAGTATTACTATTAAAAATTGTAGTATCAACCGCGAATATATTCATTAGTTTTGTTCCACCATCTTCGAAACTCAATAATGTGGATAAAATAGAACCATAAATCTCTGGAGTTAACGTAATTGTCTTGAAGTCAATCGTGTTATCTATTTTATCATACAATTTAGTATTGTTTTCCGTGATATAATCAATACAAGAACTATATTCATTATAAATTAAATTATATGTGTATCCTGAAAGTACCGCTTTAGTCGATTTATCCGCCTCTACTTTTGCGTCATAACCATATTTTACCAAAAAGTTAACTTTATCCAATGACTCAATAAGTTTATTTCTTGAATCTTCAACATTATTAACTTGAACATTTGACGATAATTTATCAATTTTTTCCCCAATAAATTTATTAAGATATGGTTTTAATAATTCATTTGCCTTTATAATTTGTGGTTGGGTTAAAACTTTATCAAAACCGATAATAGTACAAATATCTTGAGTTTTGGTATACTCACTTAACTTTAATTTTAATCTTGCCACTAATTGTGAGTGAGGTGTTCCTCCTTTTGGTAAACCGAATAAATCAATTGTACTTCCTGGTGTTAATGATGTGGTATTAAAAATGTCGTATTTATTGATTTCTCTATAATCTGGACTGAATAACATTTTAATGATTAACGGTCCAAATTCTTTATTTATAATGTTATACGCATCCTTATATGTGTTAAAAAAACTTTCAGTTTTTGTAAATACGTCCGACACAACTCCACTATACTCTAAATTATTTTCACTTAACGCTCCAATATAAACTCCAAAATTGGTAGTTTTACCTTCATCTTTATTACCATCATCAACTGCGGGTGCGTCGGCAACTTGTAATTTCTCTAAGAAATCTTTAGTAAACTCTTCACGGTCTTTTCCTCCAATGGTATCCACAGTTGAAATAGACCTTTCATCGTACATTTCAGTATTTGCATAGAAATTAGATGATAACGCATTTTGTAATCTTTCCACTGGTTTTGATAATCCCTGTCCACCAATAAAACTTACTTGTAAAGATACGTTAGCTAACATAGGTTGTACACCAATACCCTCTGGGTTCATATCCCAAGTTGTATCGTCGAATGATATACTCACATCTCTAATAATAATTTTAGAGTTATAAAAATCACCAATTCTTAAAATACAAACAGGTGGAGGTCCAAATGTGGTGTTTCTAGCATTTAAATCTGTTGCATCTGATAATCCTTTAATTGGTATAGTATCTCCAGGTCTTAAACATTGTTGTATGAACGTTAGACGAGCGTTTAAACCCTCCGGAGTCATCGAGTGGAACCCAGGATGAAAATATTTTAATTTCTCCTTTAATGAACCAAAAACGACTGGGTCTTTTTCTTCCAATGTTTTAAAATAATAACACTCGGACAATGTCTTCATTATTATTCTTTTCATTAAATCGATTTGTGGTTTTTTATTACCCGATGGTGCGGGTTCGTCAACCTCCACTAATCTAGTTCTTGGTGAAACTATCTCATCTGTTGGTTTTTGATTTTCTTGACTTTTGACTGCCTTGGTATAATTAAACTCTACCTCACTTTGTCTACATCCAAATGCAATTGCCGTATTTATTTTCAACGATTTAGTTAAGAACTCCGCCTTACTACAATCACCATTTACTTCGTTGACAACATTTTCACCTTTATTGGTTGCTTTAAAAATTAAGTTACCTTCTCTTTCGGTAAACCCTAAATCTTTAAATGGTATAATTTGTTCAAACGCGGTTGCGCTTGTTGGTGAACCTTTTGGATTTGATATAGTCTTGATTACACTATCACTACCACCTAATTGTTTTATTAAATCTTTTAGGATACTATAACTTCTTCTTATTGATAATTTATAGTTATAAACGTTATCTGCAACTGCCGAACAAGACGAAAGTGCCGTTATTGTTATTTCCTGAACATTTCCTTTTGTAATGTCTTCTTTTAATGTCGCAATTTTAGATGTGTATTCGGTATAATTTGTGACCCCTCTTGTGATTTCATTATTTAATTTATCCTCTTGAGCAGTAATTTTTTCGTTATGTAATGATGGGTCAATTTTACCGTCTGGTTGATTGAATAATGTTGTAATATCTTTTCTTGCATTTACCGCCTCTTTGGTTGTTCCACTATATGCTAACGGTAAAAGTGTATTTAGAGTATCTCTTAACGCCTTTTTAGAATCTACAATATATTTTCCATTATCGTTACCTAATGATTCTTTATAAATTAAAGTGTAATCAGAGTTAGACATATATTCACTACTACCAGGACCACCTGTCGGTCTGTCATTCGGGAATAATAATGATGTTTTTAACTTTACACCTTCTATTTTTTCAGGTTTTGTATCTGGAACATTTGTAACTATTGGGTCGGTTTCTACTCTGAATTTTTTAATTGTAGTTGGGTCAGTCCCTTTTTGGAGGTATTCTTTTATTAATGTCGCCTCGTCAGGTGTAATTGTTGTATATCGTCTTATTAAGTCATAAAAGTCGATTTCTTCACATCCCGAAAAGAAAGCGTTAATATAGTTTTCAGATTCTTCATCTGACATCCCCTCAAAATGTTCTCTAACCAATAGATTTAAAATACTTGGGTGGTCGACAATTACTTTAAAAGATATTTGACCACTTCTAGTTGTGTTTTGATATGTGTAAATTGGTTCGGGTCTACCTAAGAAAGAGTTTTCTTCCCATCTTGCACTATTTTGTTCGGACATTTTTAAATCGTATGGTGGAAACCACATAACACGACCTCCATTTGGTCCTCTTTCACAATAAGGTAAATCTTGAACTGTAAATCCAGGTAATGTGGATGTCTTCCAAGCTAGATTCTCGATTGAGAACATATATTTTTTAGCGAAGAAACCTTCACCACCGTAAACGTCTTTATCTTTTACACTTTTAAATATGTTAGTAGATTGGTCGAACGATTTTTTACCGTTTGACATCGGACCAATATTTAAATTCCAAGGTGTTGACATCACACTATCGTCATATTTTCTAACATTACCCGTTCTTTTCATTGTATCCGAGTAATTCATATATGACCTATCTTTTGTCCACACTCGACAATATTCAGTTCCGTCCTGTCCTGAATTTGTTTTAACGTACTTCACAGCAGACCCTCTTGACATCATAACATCTCCATCCTTAAAGAATCTACTTGTTTGGTCAATAACGTTAGCAACGTGACTTCTTGAAGTGGCTCCGTCTAATGGTAACGTGTCTAATAATTCTTGAGTATACCCTAATAAGGAATCTTCTCTAAATTCAAAATTATTTGATAATGTGTCCGAATAGGTTGATTGTTCACTATCCCATTCTTTATTATGTGTACCGATTTTGTTTTTAGAATTCTTACTAATCCAAGTTAGATTACCAGAAATTCCTCCACCTTGTGAGATATTTTTATCTCTTTGAAATAATTCAGCTTGTACAGGGTCAAACATAAGTCCTAAGTAGTAACTACTTCTAACTTGTCTGTCGTTAAAGTCACCCATTGCGTACTTAACGTCATTACCTCTATCATCACCTATGTAAGCTGTTCCGTTTGGAGCTTCTAACCCTAAAATATTTTTTACTCCTTGAGCAACGTTGTCAATAAAGTTAAAAATTTTAGAAGAATTTTGTGACCTTGCCGTGGTTGTGTAATTAGGGGCGTATTTTGAATATGATAAATTATCGTATAGTGAGTTTTTTTGACCTTCACCTAAATATTCAATCATCAAATCTGATGGCTTTCTATCTAATTTTGGTCTTCTTTGTATTCCAATTAAAGAACCTAACGCACCAGTAACGTCTTGGAAAACTTTACCTAATTGAGTACTTGCCTCAGGTCTATTATTAATTGGGTTTCTTGGGTCCGATAAGTAATCTCCAGGTATTTCTGACCAAGGGAATTCAACTCCCGCAACCGTTTGTAAAAAATCAATAGCTTTACCCGGTAAGGTTTTTGCCACCGTAATTTTATTATTAGGTTCGATTAAAGGTTCTTTACCCGTAACGATATTAATCGCCGTTGCGGTGTTACCATTCAATGCGTCTAAAAATCTTAATCTACCGTTTGTTGCAACTTCAATATTTCTACTAATTCTTGAAAGAACTGGCCCATTTGAATTTTGTCTAATGTTTAACGCCGCAAATTTCATTAACTCAGATTCGGCGTCGTAATTGTCGTTAGACATAACACTTATCAAGTTATGGTTTGTTTGGTTGAAGTAAGGGTATAATTGTAAATTCGCTCGTCTTGGTAACGTATTTAAATTTTCAGTAACAAAATATTCGAATGGTTTAAAAACATTTGAATTTTGTGGTTGTAATAAATCTGAACTCCTATTGTAGTCTACGTCAGGTAGGTCAGTGTTTGATAGTTCACTTAGAGTTTGTACCGTATATGAACTTTGAGTAAAATTTTGAGGACCGTTTGGTTTATTCAAAGTTTTACCCAAGATGAAATCTCTAAATCTTTTGGTTGAATCGAAATCTAAGTAACTTGGCATTATATATCTTTTCTAATAAATAGAGGTTTATGTGAAATCTTAAGTCTTAACTTTTTCCGTATATTCTCCCGGTTTATTTTCATCCATAATTGTGGTCAGTGTAATTGTACTATTTCTTTCGTATTTAGTAGCATTAACCGCTCTTACTACACCATTAACAATAGCTTCCTCAGTTGTTGTTGATGAAGGAGATTTTTCTTCAGATGTTGTTTGTTTTGGTTTGTTATTGATTTTTAAGGCTTCTTGTTTTTTACCCGCAACGCTAGCTTTAATTGATCCCGCGATTCCCTCACTTTTAATTGATGAAATTAATTCACCCGCTCTATTTCCTTTTTCACCTTTGGTTGCTCCGTCTAAATATTTTGTTGCTCCCTTGATAAACGCATCCGCAGATGCTAAAGGTTTTCCTGAGTCTTTAGCAAACTGAACTTTTAATATTGTTAAAATTTCATTCGTTTTTAATACTAAATTTTGAGTTTCGGTAAATTGGTCTCTAGCGACTTCCTCAATACTCATTCCCTCTAATTTCTTAGCGTTCTCATTTAATATGTTAACTTGTGATTGTGTTAATTTATCTAATGCAATTGATTGTGCACCACCGAACTCTTTAGATATAGATGATACGTCGATACTCATCACACCATCTTTCATTCTCGCAAGATTGGTGATGAATTCGGTTTGTTTATCATCTAATTTTAATCCGTTAGCCATTAACGCAGTCGCCGCTGAAGTTCTTTCGGCAGCAGCAACCGCACCTTTAGTTAAATCTCCTAACGAAACACCTAACTCAGATGCCATAGCTCTTGCTCTTCTTAGGTTTACTCCCGTTATCTCAAATCTACCTTGTTCGCTGTTATATGTTGCTAACGAACCAGCAGCACCAATTAATGCATCTTGTAAACCTTCAACATTGTTTGTGGCGTCATACATCATTTTTAATGGATCGCCAAAATCACCAATTGCACCACCTAAAACTTGTAAATTTGCCGATAAACTAATTGCTTGGTCTGGGTCCATCACTTTCTCCGCTATTGAGAATACATCTGACATTTTAATTTTAAATTCAGTTGCTCTCTGACTCATTCTTTCAAGTCCCTTTATACCATTTTGAAATCCATATTCATTTAATTTACCAATATTTTCACGCATATCGGAAACAACCTTTTTACCATTTAATCCCAATGATATGGACCTAATACCCGCCTCATTAATTGCTTCTAAAGATTTTTCAGCACCAATTCCAACATCTGAGAATGTTGAAAATACTTCGGCCATATCTGACAAGTCTCCAACAAATGCTCTTGATGTTTTAGCGGTGTCAGCAACGACTGTAGAATTTAGTGTGGTAAATTTACCTGTTTTCTCGGCAAGACCAACCATTAAATCACTAACGTGTTGGAAACCGTACCCCATTGAAACTACTCCAGGTAATGACGCAACAATCTCTTCTCTATAATTTTTGGATAAATCTCCCGCAACACCTAATTGTGAATTAATTTGAGCCCTAAGGTCTATCTCTTTTTGTAAAATATCTTTAGCACCGTCAATGGCTGCGGTTGTTAAATTTTTAATTAAACTAGTGGTTCCATTAATAATCCCCCCATCTTTACCGAAATAATCACCTAACTGTTCTACAGTTTTATCCAAAAAAACCTTTAAAGGAGTAATGTCCGTAGAATCTCCCATCGTTAATTTGGTGCTAAAGTTTTGAACTTCTCCGATAGTACCGGCAATTTTACCGACACTACCTCCTGAATTACCCCCACTACTGGAATTTCCCGAAGATGAACCCGCTATTGGAAATTTTCTATCTAATTCTTTATAAAACGTATCTGAATCAAGTTTCGCCCCAGAAGTGATATTAGCATTAAAATTTGATATTGCAGTTTCTCGGTTTCTAGAGTTGTTTATAATTGATTTAATTGTATCTGCCATACTAATAAATAGATTAAGTTGCGGTTTCTAATTCGATTAAGTAGTTGATATAATACCTTCGTATGTATATTGGCATTGATTGGATATCCCCATAAGAGAACCCTCTTTTAACTAGAAATAAAATCTCGTCTAATTGTCCTTTCTTATACTCCGTAGAAAGGGCGAAAAAACTCCACCCCAAAGCCAATTTCTACATTGACAAGTTCTCCTGACGGGGCGGTTACTGATTTTACTAAATCTAAATTTGGTTTATGTTCTTTTACAAATTTTCTAAACTCTTGAGAATCCTTAATTGGCATTTTCTCAACGAAATTGTGAATGTTCATTGGGTCTCTATTGTCAGCAACGGATTTAATCATCATCTCCAATTGTTTAGTTACAACTGGTGCAACTCCAATACCATTCCAACTCTCTTCCATTTTTTCAATTTCTTTAAGTTGTTTTTTAGTTAAAAAATTAAAAGTGATGTCAAAATCAGATTTTGG